AGGATAACGGGAACTGTACTGCGGTCGGCGGGTTCTGCACGGCGGTCCCGGCGGCGCACTGCCCGCTTCTGCGGGAATATTTGGACACGGGGCTGGGGCCGGCAGAAGTGTCTGAGCTGGTTAAAGACTGGAGCGACCTTTGCACTATCGTAGGAGAGTGTGGCGGCATCGACCGCATGCGGGAGCTGGCGGAAGCCGACAAGGACGGTCGGCTGGTGGTGCTGCCGTGCAAGGTGGGACAGCGGGTGTTTGCCTTGTTGGACACGGATAAGCATATAAGCGAGTGCGAGGTCAAGCAGATTGGTATAGGCAATAAAATCGGCTTTATTGGCCTTGAGCCAATAGGCGCCAGAGGGCGGGAGTATGGCGTAGCGCTAAACGGATTCGGCAAGACCGTATTCCTTACCCGCAAAGAGGCGGAGGAAGCATTGGAGGCGATGCAATGAAACTGACCATTATCTTCAAGGACGAGGTTGAGGCACACATGAAAAAGCAATTCGGGCATTTCACGAATCCGCGGCAGATATACGGTGTGAAGTCCGTACGCATGGAAGGGGGGTATCTATACTCCTTGATTTCTGACACGGTTCGCTGGCGTATGGATGACATTTCCAGATTTTACTGTGAGGAGGGCTGACGATGGCTGAATACATTGAGCGGAGTTACATCCGCAAAATGGCAATGTTTGAAATGGCATATACGATGGAAACAGAGACTGATGCTGCGGTTGTTCTCCGCATGATTGATGATGCTCCCGCTGCTGATGTGGCCCCGGTGGTGCATGGGCACTTTGTACATGACGGGCCGAGGTTTGCTGGCGGTGTAGACTGGTGGCGCTGTAGCGCCTGTGGCGGGCTGGCATCTGGCGCGGAGACGCAATTCGCCTACTGCCCCAACTGCGGGGCGAAAATGGACGGAGGTGACAACGGTGCGGCTGGGCAAGATACACCCACCGTAGACGCAGAGGTCGTGGTGCGCTGCAAGGAGTGCGAACACGCCGAACGGTATGAGCGGACAGATGGAACCGCAGGCTATTACTGCGGACACCAGCAAAACACCTTCGTCTATGGTGAGCGCTGGGATCGTGTATTCAAACCGGTAAAAGAGGCGGATGATTTTTGCAGCAGCGGTGAACGGAAGGAAGGTGCGGAATGTTAATTTGCACTTGCCCTAACGAGCTGGAATGCCCCGTATTATTATCAGATGTGGTGTGTGTTCCGTGGTGCGAATATCTGGAGGACGGTGACGGCGATGAATGATGAATGCAAGTGGATGCAAGACGAGGTTTGCGTAAACGCAGATTGCCCGGCGTGTGCGGATTATTGCCCAGTGGCAAATACACCGGGCGTATGCATATACGAGGAAAGGGGTGATAGCGATGCTCAAAAGGGCAAACGGCAGACCGGTGCCAAATAATCCGGCCAAGGCATACGAGCTGGGGCGGCTGGATGGCACCAAACAATGCATGGACAATGTTTCCTGCGTGCTGCTGGACAAGTGCGGATTCCATGTGCGGGAGCAGACGGCGGACGAGCACGACACCCGCAGCCTGGAATACTTACAGCAGTGCCTTGTGGAGCTGGTGGAAGCCAAGAACAACGGCTATATCAAGATGGCTGACATCGAAAAGGCCCTGCGGGGCGAATATAAGATGGTAAACAGCGCGGAGAAAAGGAGGGAAAATGAGCAAAAAGGCAACGCTGCCTTATGACGTGCGGTTGGAGTGCATTGCTTATGTGCGTGGGTATCCGCGCCGGGTGCGGGCGTATCGCGAGGCCCGGGCGGAGATTCTGGGCGGGACGCATAGCGCTACGGAGGGCACGCCAAGAGGACAAGGCACCGGCAGACCTGCCGAGAGCAAGGCGGAGCAGCTGGCCGCCATAGAGCGATGGCCGGAGACGCAGAAGATGCTTGCGGTGGAATACGCTATAGACCGCTGCGGCAGAGATATCGGCAGCGATACAATCCGGCGGCAGCTAATATATGGCATTATGCGCAACTGCCAAGGCAAGCACAAGTATGCCCGTAATCGGATCGTAATTCCGGGGATTAGTGAGGCAACATTCAGCCGCCGGAAGGAAAGATTCCTGCATGATGTAGCGAAATATGCAGGGTTACTCGTGAAAGGTGATACAGATTCCACTTAATGATGTGCTACAATAGGTACAGTGGATGATAGGACAGTGGCATCCACGCGATTTCCCAATCATCACTTTTCCTCCCTTCTATGCGCCGCCGGTATTGGGCGCACCGCGCAAGCGGCCCCGGAAACGGGCGTACCGGCACAAACACCCTGTAGGGAAACCTATGGGCTGTTGTTATATGCAGGCGTAGCTCAGTCGGTAGAGCACCGCACCAGGAGGTATGCGCTGGTTCAAGCCCAGCCGTCTGCACCAAATCCCAAAGCTGACAGCGTACAGGGGCAATATTGCGGCAAGCCCATACTTGGCGAGCGTTGTGTCCCGTCAGCAGGGCGTGGCTCCGCGAAGGGCCGTTCGATTTGCCCGCGTTGAATCGAGCGTTACTTAGAACACGTACCCGCTCCGGCGGGTACGCAAACGCGGGATATAGGGGCGAATGTTCCAAGGCTGGCGAGGCGGTCTCCAAAACCGCTTGGGTGGGTTCGATTCCCAACCGTCCCTGCCAGTGGCCGGGTAGCGCCCGGACAATGTGAGACCGTTGTCGTCATGGCTCACATGGAAATGACAATGCTCGCTGAAAACTGCGCTTGTCTTGATGCGTCAAGACCGGTTTGACCAGACGGAATAGGGGCTGCGACTTTTTGGAGCGCAGTTGCCGGTAGCGTGTGACAATCTAAGCGGGAAGACGGCCAATATGCGGCATAGGTGCCCCGTAAGGGGAGACCGCAGCGAGTGACGGGGACTTTCCCTGAAGCGCTAAAGCAGGGCAGGACTGCAATGCCGCTCCAAAAGCGGAGAGCCGCTGCCGTGGGCAAATGGCATAGCGCCTGCCCGGAAGTGCGGCTATACCGTTCAAAAGTGGACGGGGAAAAGACATTGCCCTCTGCGGGCAGACTGTGTAACCCATGTTTGAGAGCTTCCAGAAGGCCGCATGGGAGGGGAAAGACTGTTACTGTAGCCAAGGGGTGGGGGCTGGTGACAAACAAGGGAGGGAAACGACTATGGAAATCATAAAACCCGGCAAAGTCAGGAGAGTAAAGCTGGAATGCCCGGAATGCGGGTGTGAATTCGCCTGTTCTCCGGTAGAAATGGTACGCAGATACGGAACTGTGTTTGCTAAGTGTCCACAGGAGGGATGTGGCAGAAGCGTGGAAGTGCCAAACGGAATCCCCGAGTACATCGAGCCTGCAAACCATACTGCCATTGGAACGATCACTATGGTGCTGTCAGGGGCAACTGTTACAGAAGAGCCTGTAGGCGATGATCGGTATATCACAAGGGTGACGAATGTATCGAAGGAAGCTGCAGAGTTTATCAAAGCACTGGGCGCAGATACCAGCATCTCCCTGATGATTGATGGCAAATACCCGGAGCGATTCTACATGGGAAATACCGGGATACTTATCGCCTACAAGGCCCACGATGGAAAACTCTACGAACAGGAGTGATACATAATGGCAACAAAGAAACCTACCGCCATCGCAAAAACAAAGGATAACCGACCGGAGACCGGCAGAGGCGGCAAAAGAAACTTCCCTCAATCTTTGCCTGACCTTAGCAGCGATGAAGATAGAGCCCTTGTATCTCGCCTCCTTACAGAAGCCCTTGTAGAATACAGACAGCCAAAGGTAAAGAGTGACGAAGAACTTACGGAGAGAATAAACGACTATTTTGCCCGGTGCGCTGAGACAGGACAGACCCCAACAGTAGAGGAGCTATACATGACAACAGGCTACTCAATTAGCACGGTTAAGGACTGGTTATACGGAAAACGCAAGGGATTTAGCCCCGAAACGGCAACCATCATAAAAAAAGCCAAGGGTTTTCTGCAGACTTTTGACGCAAAACTTGTGGTTTCCGGGAAGCTGAATTTCCTTGCCTATTGCTTCCGTGCCAAGAACTATTATGGCATGGTTGACAAGCAGGAGATGGTTTTGACGCCGAACCAGCCGCAGATTGAGGGCTTGACCCCCGAACAGCTCCAGCAGAAGTACATAGAAGCCAGCGACTTTGATGCAAAATGAGCCGAAACCGAGCGACTTTTGCACGGCTTTCCGTTAACTATGGGAAAGTGGGCAACGAAAACCCCGCCTTTATACACGGAATTTTGTAAACGACTATGATTTTGGGGTAAAACGAGCGACTTTGGCGCAGGTGCTTGCGACTTTCACAGCGACTATGCCAGCGACTTTCGCGACTTTCCCGGAGACTTTGGCGGAGCGCCACGCAAGGCGAAGCGGCCGCCGGAGGCCACCGAGACCGCACCGCCGGAGCAGGGAGGGAACTATATGTATACACATGTCAACTTTTATGAGGATGAATGGGCGTAACCCCCTAATTAATTTAGGGCACAGCCGCCGACAAGGACACAGGGGAATAAGGACGGCGGCAAGCTGGCAGCGCAAGCGGCAAGCCGCAGCGCAGGGGACAACGCAACGCCACAAGGCCACAAACAACGGACACAGGGCAAGCGGGACGGCGGCGGTATAGGGGAATAGCCCCAAACATCAAAACGCCATACAGCGGCGTTAAAATGGCAAATAGGGCATATAGCAGAAAAGCCGCCGGAATACACCGAGAGCAAAATAAGAACCCCGCACAGCGTGAGCCATGCGGGGCAAGGTTGTTATTTTTGGAGCTTTGCAAGGTCAAGAAGCAGCAACACGGGCTGCAACAGGATATACAACAAGATCAAGGGCGGCACCTCCTTTAAAGCTCAGTTACAAAAACGCACATGTCATAATCTCGCGCGAACTCGCATGACGCAGCGTTGGCCATGTCGATGCAGTGATCAACAGCATCTACGGTGTAGGTGTCCGTCTCCTCGTTGTATGGGAGCGTTCCGGCGTCAAAATAACCTTTGCTACAGTCCGGGCCATACCCGCTGCCATTCCAGTACCGAATTTTGATTTCTACCGTTTTTTTGCCGTCTGTAATTTTCATTTTTTATCCCTCCTGGTTTCATTGTACGCGAATTCGTGCGGCCTGTCAAGCAAATGTAAACCGCCGGGCGGTTGTCGTTTTGGTGTAGCGGGCTGCAATCTCCGGGAGATCCTTTTTAAGTCTGGTTGTGTCTACTCTGGAGGAGGTAACCGCCTTATATGTGGCCTTGTGTTCTGACCCCGCCAGGGATTCCACCCCGGCGGCGGTCATGCGCTCTTTTAGCTGGTCTTTGAGGCTTTCCACCATTGCGGCGGCTTCCTCCTGCATGCGGATATACTGGGCCAGTTCGGCCATGATGGTATCAAGATTCATATTAGGTTTCCTCCTCAAAACAAGATAAACAGGTTTGCGCAACGCCCGATAATGGCGTATAACTGCCCGGTTTCGGTATCTTCGACCAATCCGCCATTGATACCGTAAACGCCCGTAGAATAGCCCACCTTTTCAAGCCTGCGCAGCGTGTAAATATATTCGCTCGGCTTGTTGGTGTAATCCTCAGCCACCCCGAGCCGCACCAGGTCGCGCAGCTCTTTCAATTTATACTTCCTCATTGCTGCACCTCCTGCCGGGCGGCCCGGATCGCCGAATACACGTGGCGGAAAGCCTGACGCAGCGCCCGGGCTTGCACATCGAGCCATTCTTCCCGGCTGTTCGGCCTGCGTTCGCCGTTGCGGGTCTTTTTGAGCTCGGACGGGGTGCAGAGCGCGGCGGCTATGTCTCCGTCATACACAAGGGCCGAGCCGCCCCAGCTGTATTCGCTCCAGTCCCGCGCGCCGTTCAGCGCCACGGCCTCGGCGGTGGCCCATGTCTCGAGAGCTTCGCCGGAGATATAGCCGCCCTTGTAGTAGTCCGTGAGCTGCTGGAGCATATCCACGGCATAGGCTGTAACGCCACGGCTCCATGCGCTTCGGTCCTTGCGCTGCTCCAGTGTCTGCTTTGCCTTTGCAAGTACTGTTGTATAATCCATTGTATTACCTCCCGGCCCTATGGCCTTATCTCTTGCCAACGGCTGCCGGATGTGGTATACTCTCCGTGCTGGCCTGTTGGCTGGTTTGGGGGGCGTTCCCGGTGTGCTTTGGCTGGCTGCCGGGTGCGCCCTCGTCTTGTATGTGCCTATTGTATCATTGTTGTATTTACCTGTCAAGTGTTTTTACAAAAGATTATCATGATTATTTGCAACAACACGGGTTTGCTACAAGCGCAACGCCGGGCCGGTCTCCGGCGGAGATAGCCGGGGGGTGGGGGATATGCGGCGCAAGCCGGGGCGTGGGTAAACCGCGAATGGCGAACGCGAAACAAAAGGCGAGTTAAAAAATTCCGCAAAAAATAAAAAGGGCAACATTGCAAAAACCGGTTGACATTTGCATTTACCTATGATATGGTAAGTACAAAGGAGGGAACGCAATGAGAACCTTTAAGAATGCGATTGGCTACATTAGGGTGTCTACCGCTGAGCAAGCGGGGGACGGGAAATACGGAGTTGATGCGCAGAAGCAGGCCATTTTGGTGTACGCAAACGACAACGGTTACAACATTGTGGACTGGAAGATGGACACAGAGAGCGGGGCGAAGGATGACCGACCGGGCCTGAACGACATTTTGTTTGGTGATGTATCGAATCCTCCGTATGAAGCAGTCATAATCTTTAAGAACGACCGAATTGCAAGAGACACGAAGCTTTACTTTTACTACCTGTACACGCTTGAGAAGAAGAACATTAAGCTGCTAAGTACACAGGAGAAGTTTCAAGACGGCGATGAACTGGCGAACATTTATCGTGCGCTGCTCCAGTTCGTGGCAGAGCAAGAGAGAAAGAACATTGCCCTGCGAACAGGGCGCGGAAGAAGCATGAAAGCATCCTGCGGCGGATATAGCGGCGGGCGTTGCCCTTACGGATATAAGGTAGAAAATGGCAGATTGATTATAAACGAATCGGAAAGACCGATTGTCGAGTATGTTTTCAAGAGAATTGACGAGCATGCCCCCATGCTTACCGTTGCCGATGAGCTTAACGAGTTGGGGTACCGCACACGGAAAGGAACAAGATTCCAGAATACAAGCGTCCGAAGCATTGTTAATAACCGTCCTCTTTATGAGGGTATGTATAAATACGGTGACATGAGCTGGGTAAAAGGCGTTCATGAGCCTATTTTGCACCCCGAAGAAAGGGGGCGAGTTGGATGAAGGTTGGATTTATTCGCGTCTCCACAGAAGATCAGAACACAATTCGACAAGAAATCCTAATGAAGCAGCTTGGGGTAGAGCGAGTATATATTGAAATAGCGAGTGGCAAGAGCCGCACAGGCAGGCCGCAGCTGGAAGCGATGATGGATTTCGTCCGAGAGGGCGATGTGGTCGTTGTTGAGAGCATCAGCCGGTTTGCGAGAAGCACGAGGGACTTGTTGACGCTGGTAGAGCAGCTCACAGAAAAAGGTGTGGGCTTTGTATCGCAGAAGGAATCCATTGACACGAATACGCCGCAGGGCAAATTTATGCTCACGGTGTTTGGTGCAATGGCAGAGCTGGAACGGGAGCAGACCTTACAGCGGCAGAGAGAGGGCATAGCGGCTGCAAAAGCGGCTGGAAAGTATAAGGGCCGGCAACCAATAGCGCTTAATGAAGATCTGGTTAAATCGGTGCATGAACAATGGTACAAAAACGAGATAACCACATCCTATGCAATTAAGCAGCTTGGAGTGAGCCGCAATACCTTTTACCGCCGGATGTGGGACTACGAGGATTCCGCAGGGATCCCGAGACGGCGCTGATGAATAGATGGAGGAAAGAGAAATGAAAAAAGCGAATCCTGCCAAGCAGAAGAAAATGATAATCGTATGTACCATTCTGCTAATCATTACCCTTGCTGTTGCATACAGCAACAAAGGGGACGAACAGGCGCCTGACAAGGAAGACCAATACACGCCGGCAAGCTTTGAGGAGATCTATAAGGCTTACAAGGATAACGAGCTTGTGGCAGATGATCTATACAAAGGCAGACGGTATGAGGTAACAGCCACAATCAACGGTATGGAAACCGGCGGACTTATGAACATGACCGGCGGAGCGACCTTGACGATGGAAAAGAAGATTGGGAATACAATCGTTGTATTTCTTGCCGAATTTGAGCGAGACCAAGAGGAAGCCTTGAAAAATATTAAAGTCGGAGACGAAATCACATTTGAGGGGACTTGTTATAGCGCAGGCTCTTGGTCTGATTGTGAACTTATAAACTGACTTCCCACAAAACTAAATAGAATGGACTACCGATTTTTCGGCAGTCCATTTTTTGTTGCAGGAGGACAAATGGATTATCGGAAGATTGCGGAGAGCATCAAAAACCGCATAGAGAAAACGCATGACCGGGAAGCCTACAAGGATTTGCTGGCGTTGTGCATTGGGTACGAAGCGGAAGATTTTGCTGCGGCGCACCAGTTAAATTCCGAAGTCCGAAAGATGACCTCCGAAGCACTTCGCAACGGAAACCCAAAAGACGCGGAGTATTTCTACACGCTGCATAAGCAATCCATGCTGTTTGATGCGCCGCATGATTTCGATACCTTCTTGCTGTATGTGGAGATGGACAGAAAGCCGGAGAAGCGGTTTTATGCTCCACGCAGGCGGTATCTAAAACCTATTGTGCAGGGGTATCAAGATGTTCTTGACGGCAAATTGAGGCTACTGACCATTTCGCTTCCGAAAAGAGCAGGGAAAAGCCAGCTGGGAATCAATTTCATCAACATGATTTCCGGGAGAAACCCGGATAAATCGTCTTTGATGGAAGGCACAGGAGATGATCTTGTGCGGAGTTTCTATAACGGCTGTCTGGAATACCTGCAAACGCCAAACGAGTATTTGTTCTACGATGTGTTCCCGGATGCTCCATTGGTGCAGACCAACGCAGACACAAAAATCATCAATCTGCGATCAAAATCCCGATTCCCCACGGTCATGTGCCGGTCGATTGACGCACGGCAGGTTGGCTTGTCAGAGGCAACCAATGTCCTTTATTTGGATGACTGTGTGGAGGGCAGAGAGGAAGCGAAAAACCGTCAACGGCTGGATGATAAGTGGGAAGTAATTTCCGGCGATATTTTAGGCCGTGCCATTGAGGGTACGCCTATTGTGGCCACCGGGACGAGATATTCCCTGTATGACCCCATAGGGCATTTACAGGAGGAAGCGCAAAAGGGCGGCTGGGCATGGAAAGCCATTGAAATCCCTGCCCTTGACCCCATTACAGACGAAAGCAATTATGAGTACGAGCGGGAGGGTAAAAAGGTTTTTACCACCGCTTATTTCCGCGAGCAGAGAGAGCTTCTGAGCGCGGAACAGTTTGAAAGCGAATTTCAGCAGCAGCCTTTTGAAGCAAAGGGGCTGCTTTTCAATAAGTCGGAACTGAACTATTTCTTTGAGCTGCCGGTAGACCGTGACCCGGATGCAATCATTGCCGTGGCAGACACCGCAGAAAGCGGAAAAGACAGTACGGCGATGCCTATTGCGGCCTTATATGGGGATGAAGTCTACATCGTGGATGTGGTATACGATGATTCCCCCGCAGAGGTAACAAAGCCGGAATGCGCAAGGTGCCTGATTGATAACAAGGTGGGAGACGCACTGTTCGAATCCAATAACGCCGGTATGTATTTTGCGAGAGATGTTGCGGAAATCGTCAAAAACGCCGGATTTAACACCAGCATACGGACAAAAAGGACGATTTCCAACAAGCAGACAAGAATTGAGTTTGCATCGGATGGAATCAAGAAGAATTTTTACTTCAAGCATCCGTCCACATACAAGAGAGGGTGTCAATACTGGGGATTCATGCAGGAAGTGACCACCTATGTAAGAAGCGGCAAGGTGGCGCACGATGACGCGCCTGATTCCTTGTCGTTGCTGGAGAACGAAATCCGAAACCGCATCAGCGGCAAGATTGAGATATTCAAAAGACCGTTTTAAGGGGTGACGCTATTGAGACAAATGTTTGGTAGAAAGGTCATTTATTCGGATGCTACCGAGGTAAACGAGGGGAATATTGCAAATATCCTGCAAAAAGCAATGGTTGTCCACGCCGCCAACCGGGCGGACATGGAATATTTATACAGGTACTATAAAGGCGACCAGCCTATCCTTGCGAGAGTAAAGGATGTGCGCCCGGAGATTAACAACAAGATTGTCGAAAACCGGGCAAACGAAATCGTGTCCTTTAAGGTTGGCTATTTGATGGGCGAACCTGTCCAGTATGTCAGCAGAGCGGCCGATGAAAAAATCGCCGGGATGGTGACAAAACTGAACGATTATGTTTTGTCCGAGGACAAACCGGCAAAGGATAAGGAATTGGCGGACTGGTTCCACATCTGCGGCACGGCTTATCGCATGGTCATGCCGGACACACCGGAAGATGAAGATGAAGCCCCGTTTGAGATTTATACCCTTGACCCACGGTTTTGCTTTGTGGTGTATTCCGTGCAGCTGGGAAATCCTCCTCTCATGGCGGTCAAGTATGTCAAGATGGAAGATGGAACAGTCGTTTTTAGCTGTTACACGAAAGACCACTTCTATGAAGTGACCGACACATGGAAGATTATTCGCAGCGAGCCGCAGATTTTGGGGATTCCCATTATTGAGTACCCGGCAAACCGTGCGAGACTTGGCGCATTTGAAATCGTTCTGAATCTGCTGGACGCAATCAACAATGTGGAGTCCAACCGCATGGATGGCGTGGAGCAGTTCGTGCAGTCCTTGCTTCTGTTCCACAATGTCCGAATTTCCGAAGATCAGTATTCTGCTTTGCGGCAGGACGGCGCGATTCAGTTTGAGGACATTGACCCGCAGAAAAAAGCGGAGATCAAAAACCTTGTCACGGAGCTGAACCAGACGCAGACACAGACCCTTGCGGACAATCTGTATAACACAGTGCTTACCATCTGCGGGATGCCCAACAGAAACGGCGGTTCTTCCACCTCTGACACCGGCTCTGCAGTCATCATGCGTGACGGCTGGTCTGCGGCAGAAGCAAGAGCAAAGGACTCCGAGCTGGTGTTCAAGCGTTCCGAAAAAGAGTTTCTGAAAGTGCTTTTGCGGATTTGCAATGACTTGAGCGATTTGTCTTTGAAACTGTCTGCAATCGAGATCAGATTCACCCGACGGAACTATGAGAACATTTCCGAAAAGGCAAATGTGCTGGTAACCATGCTTGGTAACGGGAAAATTGCGCCACAGCTTGCGTTTACGCATTGCGGTCTATTCAGCGATCCGCAGCTGGCATACAAGATGAGCATGGAATATGTCGATGAAAACGGAGGGAACAATGGAATTAACGCTGGAGATGGTACGGGCGATCAACGAAATTCTCAAGAGCCGCAATCAAGCGGAAGTGAAAGTGGAGAACGGGAAGATCGTAGTAATCGAAGTGCGTAGGAAAAAGAAATACTGAGTGGGTCTGGCAAGGGCTTGACCGACAGCCGAGGGGCTATCCGAAAGGGTAGCCCTTTTATTTTTTCGATTTACCCGCCGTAAGGTGATAAATGGTCAGGGACGACCTAAAAACGCAAACGGGAGACAACCCGCAAAAACAGAGAATAGTGCTGAGTGAACAGCCTTGTTAAACGCAGGAGGTAATCAAAATGGCAAAAATCGACACCAGCAGAATCGCCGGTTATGCGGACATGTCTTTGGAGGACAAGCTGAAAGCGCTGGAAGCGTTCGAGTATAACGACAACGCATCCGAGCTTGAAAAGCAGAAAGCGGCAGTTTCCAAGGCAAATTCCGAGGCCGCAGAGTGGAAAAGGAAACACAATGCTCTGTTGAGCGAGGATGAACAGAAGAAACAGCAGCAGGCGGAGGACATTGCCGCTATGCAGAAGGAGCTGAATGAGCTTCGCCGCGACAAGACTGTGTCGCAGTACACGGCCAAGTTCATTGCACAGGGCTATGACGAAAAGCTTGCTGCCGATACAGCCAAGGCAATGGCTGACGGCAACACTGATAAGGTGTTTGCCAACCAGCAGGTGTTTTTGGAGACATACGCAAAGCAGGTGAAAGCCAGCGCAATGCAAGGCACACCCAAGCCCGCTTCCGGATCCGGATCGAATGGTGCAGACTTTTCCAAAAAAGCTGCCGATGCGCAAAACACCGGCAATTTTGCGGAGGCGGCGTACTATACCCGCCTAATGAATCAGGACAACAACACACAGTAAAGGAGAATGAATTAAAATGGCAGATACTTTTGCTACCAGCTTCGGAGTGCTGAATTACTCCGGTATGCTCTTCAACAAGGGCAACACCCGCACCCCTCTGTCTTCCATCATCGGAAGCCGGGCAAAAACCACCAACCATGTTGAGTTCGTCACAGGGCAGGAATACAGCTCTGCCGGCGGCACCCAGCCCGCTATCAGCGAGACTGCGTCTTTGACTGCACCTGATGCAACCGTGGTGACCCGCACCCAGAAAACCAATGTCACGCAGATTTTCCAGGAGACCGTAGGTGTTTCCTACGCCAAGATGTCCAACATGGGCACTCTGTCCGGCGTGAATATCGAGAATCAGCAGGCAAACCCCATCAATGAACTGGATTTCCAGGTGGGCGCAAAGATTCAGAAGATCGCCCGGGATATGGAGTTCACCTTCATCCAGGGCGCATACAACAAGGCCGCGGACGATTCCAAGATCAACAAGACCCGTGGTCTGACCACCGCCATTACCACCAATGTTACCGCTATGGCATCCAAGCCCCTGGGCCTGTGGGATGTAGCCGACATGGTGAAGAAGATTTACGGACAAAACGCTCCCACAAATGGCCTGGCGCTGTGGTGCGATGCCGTGACCATGTTCCAGATCAATGCGGATGCCGTGCAGAACGGTCTTACCGTGGTTCCCGCCGCCCGTGAGATTAACGGTATCGCGCTGTCCAGCGTAATCACTCCCCTTGGCGTGGTTTATCTGTACCTGGGCGAGTGCCTGCCCGCTGGCACCGCACTGCTGCTGAATCTGGATGTTATCGCCCCTGTGTACCAGCCTGTTCCCGGCAAGGGCAACTTCTTCCTGGAGCAGTTGTCCAAGACCGGTGCTGGTGACAAGTATCAGCTGTTCGGTCAGGTGGGTCTTGACCACGGCCCCGAATGGTATCATGGCAAGTTCACCGGTATTTCCACCGATTTCACTGCGCCCACCTACAGCCGCAGCGTGTTCATCGCCAATGACGCAAGCAATCCTGTAAACACCAAAGCTGTGACCGGCTGATAAAGGAGGGCGGGAAGTATGACCGAAGCTGAAAAGACCGAGCTTTTAGCTACTATGACAGACCAGCAAGGAAGCGTGCTTTCCGCCTACCTTGCTATTGCTGGGGATAAAGTGCTGCGAAAACTATACCCGTTTGACGACACGATTAAAGAAGTCCCCGAACGGTATCACATGACCCAAGTGGAGATTGCCGCATATCTGCTGAACAAGCGCGGAGCAGAGGGCGAAACAGCGCACAGCGAGAATGGTATTTCCCGCTCCTATGAGGACGGCGATGTTCCGTCCTCCCTTTTGCGTGACATTGTCCCTTATGCGGGGGTGGTGAAATGAGATGTATGGATCGGAACAAATCGGCATTTTGGTATCTCCTGTATGACGGGAAAACTGTGAATATGTCCGACGACGGCTACGAAACAGGGCAAATGTCCGTGAAATACAAGGACGCGGTGAAAATGCTGGCAAATATCTCCCCTGCATCCGGGGCGGCGCAAGTGGAGCAATTTGGGCAATTTGTTTCCTATGACAAGGTCATCGTCACGGATGACATTAATTGCCCCATTGCAGAAGATACCGTTTTGTTTGTGGACAAAAATCCGGAATATAAGGACGGGAAACCGCTTTATGACTACATCGTAAAGCGCGTGGCCAAATCTCTGAATTCTATCTCTATTGCCATAAGCAAGGTGAATGTGTCGTGAAGCACAAGGTTGTTACCACCCTCTCTCCATCCGGCGTACAGCAGATGATCGATTCCGTTCGGGAGTACCGGGAATGGATAAAAAGCGGCTGCGCAAGGCTTTTGGAGCGCCTTGCGCAAGAGGGATACGAAGTGGCAAGCGCAGGCTTTGCGAGCGCCGAATATGATGGCACAAACGATGTAACCGTGTCTGTCGAAGATCGAGGAAAAATAAAGGCCGTTGTCGCTGTTGGCGGCACGGTCTTATTTATTGAATTTGGCACAGGCGTAACATACCCGGATAATCACCCGGAAGCAGGGGACTTGGGAATGGAGCGCGGAGAATATGGCCAAGGACGCGGAAAACAATCCACATGGGGTTATTACGGAGAACCCGGTACAAACGGAACCGTTGTAGTCGAAAGAGCAAAGGGGACGCTTGTTCTTACACATGGTAATCCGGCCAATATGCCCATGTATAACGCCGTAAAAGAATTGGAGCTGCGGCTTGAAGAAATCGTAAAGGAGGTGTTCGGATGATTGATGTGGAACGGATGATTTTTACCCCGATCGCAGAGGCCTTGCGAAAGAAGTTCAAGGGGATAGATGTTTCCGGGGCGTATATAAAATCTCCCCCCAAGTTCCCCCACGCAAGCATTGTGGAACAGGACAATTACACGACCACATCTAATCAGGACAGTTCCGGCACCGAACGGTTTGCAACCGTCATGTATGAGGTCAATGTCTACTCCACCAAAACCGGAGAAAGCAAATCAGAGTGCCGCAGGATCCTGTCAGAAATCGACAAAATGCTGTATGCAATGAATTTTACACGCATTTCCATGACACCCGTCCCGAACATGGACAGTGCGTCAATCTATCGCTTAGTGGCACGATACCGTGCCGAAACGGACGGAAACACACTTTTTAGGAGGTAAAGGGTGCATTCGGTTTACATTTTGACTGTTCCTGATGGACGAAAGTATGTCGGGACGACTTCTATGCCTGTAAAGCGGCGTTGGAATCACGGCAACGGCTACCGCTTCTGTTCTGCATTGTGGGATGTAATCTGCGAGTTGGGATGGGATGCCATCGATAAAGAGGTGATCGGTGAATCTTTTACCGAAGATGAAGCGAGTAATCTGGAACAAAATCTCATAGCGGAGTATCAGACTACTAACCCTTCGTTCGGATTCAATCGAGAAGCCGGAGGGTTGCGTTCTAACAAGATAATCCCGGAACCCATTCGCTTGCGGCAGAGTGAAAGCCGAAAAGGTGAATTAAATCCAAACTTTGGTAAACATTTCTCGGAAGAACACCGAAGAAAGATTGCCGAATCCAATTCTGGGCAAAAACGGTCGAAGGAGACTTGTCATCGTATTGGTAAAGCAAAAGAAAAACCCGTGGCGCAATACACGGTTGCCGGTCGCTTGCTTGCAATCTATCCGAGCGGGAAAGAAGCCGCACTTGTAACTGGAGCTCAAGTTGGGCACATTTCAAAAGTATGCAAAGGCCAACGCCGATCGGCGGGCGGCTTTGTATGGAAATTCATCTAAATAGAAATTGAAAGGAATGATGACTTATCGCTATCTCTACCTATAAAATTTTCCTGATGCAGAAAAGCGCTCCCGGGACCACTTGGACAAAACTGGTGGACATTAAAGAGTTCCCCGACCTTGGCGGCGACCCCGAAATGCTGGAAACCACCACCCTGTCTGACAAGATGCAGACCTACATCGCAGGTATTCAGTCTATGGACGGCCTGAGTTTCACGGCAAACTACACACTGGCAGATTACAAGACTCTGAAAGCAAAAGAGGGTACGGAGGCGGATTATGCCGTGTGGTTTGGCGGCACAGAAACCAGTGGCTCTGTTACCCCCACCGGCTCTGACGGAAAGTTTTCCTTCAAGGGCCAGCTTTCCGTGTATCCCACCGGCGGCGGCGTAAACGAAGTGGTCGGAATGAATATCACCATCGCGCCCACCTCGGTCATCACTTTGGATGACGGCGAGTAAGGAGGAATTATGGCAAAGAAAATGGACATCGAGCACAACGATGTGAAATATGTGCTGGAATACACCAGAAAATCTGTGGAAATGATGGAGCGGCAGGGCTTCGAGATCGAGGAATTGCAGCGCAAGCCCATGACCTATCTGCCCGCCCTGTTTGCTGGCGCTTTTTTGGCGCATCACCGCTATGTAAAGCGTGATGTTATCGACAAGATTTACGCCCAGCTGCCCAACAAGGGAGATATGCTGGGCAAGCTGGTGGAAATGTATAGCGACCCCATTGTAGCGCTCATGGATGATCCCGAAACCGAGGGAAACGCCAGCTGGACGGTGGACTGGTAAGCGAACCGCCGCCCGATAAAGAGGGGGGCAATACCCCCCTCTACGCTTACACGGAAAAGTTCTATGAGGTTTTTCCTTATTACCTTGCAATAGGCATGACCTACGAGCAGTTCTGGGAAATGGATTGCGAGTTGGTAAAGTACTACCGCAAGGCAGCGAAAATCAAGCAGGACTTGGACAACCAGAACGCATGGCTACAGGGTGCGTATTTCTATGAAGCCTTGGCGGATGTATCGCCTATTCTTCATGCGTTTGCAAAGAAAGGTACAAAGCCTATTCCGTATCGAGATTCCCCCTATCCGGTGGGTGAAAGCTATAATTCTGCGGAGAAAAAAGTGAAAGAGCAGAAGAATGATAGCCGTGCAAAAGCAATCATGGAAATGTTCATGATTGCAAATAACAAGAAATTCGAGCCGGGAGGTGAAAAGCATGGACAATCTTGAAATTCGCGGACTTGAATTTCAAATCAAAGAGAACAGTGACAGTGCCGTTGCGTCTTTGGGACGGCTTGAAAAAGCGTTGTCCTCCCTAAAGACGGCTACTTCCGGCGGAGCGTCCGGCGTAAGAACTGCTGCAAATCAGATTGCTGCGCTCAATAAAGCGCTGTCTGGGTCCGGTGCAGTTGGGCAAAAACTTAAATCTATCGCTGCCGGGCTAAAGGCCATATCCGATGTTGGAACCGTTAAGATTCCAAAATCGCTTGGGACTAATATGCAGTCGCTCGGAACGGCACTATCCGGGATTTCCGATGGCGATATAGACAAACTCTACAATGTCGCAGATGCTTTGCGCCCTCTATCCGAACTGGAAGGCGCGCACATGCGTTCGTACATCAACCAGCTCAGCGCTTTTCCGGACATTGTGCGCGAACTCCGCGCCGCAGACATTGACGAGTTTTCAAACCAAATGACCCGGCTTGCAAATGCGCTGAGACCGTTTGCCACAGAAATGCAACATGTAGCCGATGGATTTAGTGCCATGCCGTCTCGAATTCAGCGGCTCATAACAACGACCGAGAAGTACAACAACACGGTAAACAAAGGATCCACCCAAACGAGCCGATTTGGGATTTCCCTCAAAAGCATAAAAACGGCAGGGGTTGTGGCCGGAATTCGTATGGTGCGCCAAGGAATCAGCAAGGCCATCACTGAATCAAATGCCTACCAAGAGGATTTGAACCTGTTTACCGTGGCTATGGGTCAATACGCAAAAGAAGCCAAAGAGTATGCGGAAAATGTTGGCGATATAATGGGCATTGACCCTGCAAAATGGATGCGGAATCAGGGCGTATTTAACACTTTGCTGTCCGGCTTCGGCTCTGTCGCAGACCGTTCTTACCTTATGAGTAAGAACCTTACACAGCTCGGCTATGACATTTCTTCGTTCTTCAACATCTCCGTTGAAGATGCTATGCAAAAGCTGCAATCCGGCGTTTCTGGCGAATTGGAACCGTTGCGTAGATTGGGCTATGACCTGTCGCAAGCCAAACTGGAACAAACCGCGTTGACGCTGGGAATCGAAAAGTCTGTTTCCGCCATGACGCAGGCAGAAAAGGCGGAGCTGCGTTACTACGCCATTATGACACAGGTAACAACGGCGCAGGGCGACATGGCTCGAACCTTAGAAGCGCCAGCTAACCAGTTGCGCATTTTTAAGGCACAGATTGAGATGACAGCCAGGTCTATCGGTAATATCTTTATTCCTATCTTGATGAAGCTTTTGCCGATCGCCATTGCTATAGCTAAGGCAATTCGGAAACTTGCGGACGCTATCGCTAAATTGTTCGGATTTGAGTTGTCGGACATTGATACTTCCGGTGTAAAGAATCTTGCAAGCGGGGCAGAAGACACCGCAGCTGGCCTTGATGATGCCACCAGCGCGGCAAAAGAACTGAAAAAGTCCGTTATGGGCTTTGATGAGCTTAACATTCTGAACGGCAACACTGCGTCCGGGTCTGGTTCTGCAGGCGTGTCCGGCGGCAGCGGTTTTGACTTTGAATTGCCTGAGTATGATTTTATTGGCGATGCTGTAAGTAAGCAGATTGATGAAGTCACGCAGAAGCTCAAAAATGCGCTCCCGTGGATTCTTGCCATTAGTGCCGGATTTGCGGCGTGGAAACTTGGCCCAAAACTTGGCCTTGATTTGCAGAAAACCATTGGCTTGGCTGTGGGTATTTTTGGTGCGCTTACGCTGGTGCAAAACATTCTCGACGCAATCGTAAACGGCGTTACAGAAGAAAACATGACCGGCATGATTTTCGGAATGACGCTTGCCGTGACCGGGCTATATGTTGCTCTTGGGCCGGTTGCTGGAGGAATTACAGCTATTGTTTCCGGTCTTGCTGTGCTGGCTGTCGCGTTTTCTGATGCAGAGAAAAACGGATGGAATTTCCAGAACCAAATGCTGGCAATCGCCGGAATTCTTGCAGCTGGCGTCGGGATCGGTATATTGATTGGTTCTTGGATTCCTTTGCTAATCGCAATGATTGCAGCCCTGCTTCTTAGCATTACTACGTCGACCGGGCACGGACAAGAACTGATCAGCGGCGTAAAAGAGGCCCTGCAAGGGTTTATTGACTTCTTTGCTGGAATCTTTACAGGAGATACGGAGCGCACAGCGAAAGGGATCGAGGGAATCTTTTCCGGGCTGAAAGGAATAATCGGCTCCGTTATTGATGGCATAAGGGACTGGCTAAATGGGCTGTTGGATTGGATCGACAAAAAAACAAACGGAAAGCTCAAACCGCTTATTACCGGAATCAAGGCTATTGTAACCGCCGTTTTTGGCAACATCAAGCAAACCGTCGGGAATGTAATCAACGAAATTAAGACGATTTTCTCCGGGCTAATCAAGTTTATTTCCGGCGTTTTCTCGGGCGATTTTGATAAAGCGTGGGAGGGAATTAAGGACATTTTTAAGGGCATTTGGAACACCATAATCGATCTGCTTAATGGAGCAATCAACATCATCATCAAAGGGCTTAACTGGCTCATTAAGCAGATGAACAAGATCAGTTTCGATGTCCCTTCGTGGGTGCCGTTTGTAGGAGGCAAATCTATTGGAGTAAACATTGACTATATCAGCGAAAATGTGCTCCCGCACCTCGCTAAAGGCGCAGTTATTCCCGCAAACGATGAATTCCTTGCCGTACTCGGCGATCAGACCCACGGAAATAACATTGAAGCACCGGAAGGACTTATTCGGAAAATTGTCCGCGAAGAATCCGGCGGTTCTGGAGAAGTCCATGTGACCATTGTTCTCGACAGCGTGACTGGGAAGAAATTGTTTGAGACGGTGGTCAGAGAGAACAACGCCGTTGTCCGGGCGACTGGGGCAAGTCCTCTTGTTACATAAGGAGGTCAAATGGCAATTTTAACCATTACAAAGGCAGACGGGACGAATGTCCCGCTGCCTGACCCCAGCGAATATTCGTGGGGCATACAGGATGTTGACGCAGATGGAACGGGGAGAAACCAAAACGGAGACTTGTTTCGCGACCGGGTAGGGACTAAGCGTAAGCTAACTCTATCGTGGCCACCCATGAAATCCGCGCCGATGTCCACATTACTGCAGGCTGTAGACGAGGTTTTTTTCAAGGTAAAATATCCCGATGCTATGACCGGTTCTGAACGGCAAATGACAGCCTATGTTGGCGACAGGACGGCACCCATGTATAGCCTTATTGATGGCGAATATCAATGGGATGGGCTTTCCATGAACTTCATCGAGAGGTGAGCCATGCATACTGTAACAGACGCATTTAACGCCGCTTGTGCAGCGCCCGGGCGGGAGATCACAAGCAAGATACTGTTTAACGGCACAACAGAACTGGCTGCCTCCGAGGTGCAGGAAATCAGCATAACAGAGCAGTTCGGCTCCTCAGACGGAGTGACCATCGGCGCGGCGTTTTCCAGCCAGTGCAAAGTGGTCATTTACAAGCAAACGCCTGCTTTGCCGCTCTCCGGCGGAAACTTTACCCCCTATGCCGGGATTATGGTGGACGGCGCGGCGCAGTTTGTTCCGAAGGGCAAGTTTTACATCCCATCAGACGGCGTGGAAAAGACGGGGGATTTGTGGCTGACCATCACGGGCTATGACCGCATGGCAGGGCTGACGGCGGAGTATGTGCCTACCATCCCATTCCCGGCCACGCCGACGCAGATTCTGGTAGACGTTTGCGCTCAGGCTCATGTGACCGCACCCAGCGTGACTATGCCGGATATGCAGATCGCCACACCCTATTCCGGGTCTCTGCGGCAGCAGCTGGGATGGCTGGCCGGGCTGATCAGCTGCAATGCAAAGTTTGACGCCACAGGCAACCTTGTGTTTTGCTGGTACGCCGACAACGGTCTGACGCTCGGATGGGACGTCCAGTATATGGACGGCCTGGAGCTGACCGCCGACGGCGCATTTACCATTAACAGCCTACTGACCGGCACGGAGGAAAACCCCATCAGCGTTGGCACGGGGCTGGGCATCACATCCACCAATCCCTATATGACCGCCGAGCAGGCGGCAGTGGTGCTGGCGCAAATTTCCGGCAAGTCTCTTATGCCCTGCAAGCTCAAGTGGCGCGGCAATCCCGCCGTGGAGGCCGGGGACAGTGTGACCGTGACTGGGCGAGACGGTAAGGCGCTGACGGTCTACGTTATGGAGCAGCGCATGACCATCAAGGGCGGCATGTCAGCGGACATCACTTGCTACGGACCCGAGGACGCGGACTACGCCGTGGAATCGCCCACTCAAAAAAAGATGCAGCGGCAATACGATGACGTGCGCAAAGCGTTTCAGGACGCCACATCGCGGATCATCGGGGCCAAAGGCGGATATTTTGAGATAACCTATGACGATGACGGGTTCCCCACCGGATGGGTTATACGGAACACACCATCGGTGGAAGATGATACTAAGATGTGGATTATGTCCGCTGGTGGTCTCGGATATTCTTCTGACGGCGGCAAAACCGTCACAGATATTGCATTAACGGACAATGGGAAAATACTCGGCTCTGCGCTGATAATAAAGCAGGATGATGTTGATGGGCTTTCTGCGGCATTGTCCGCTATCAACGGGGAACTGACCTCTAAAATTACTCGCGCTGAGGCTGAAAGTGAGATAAAGCAAACGGCAGACGCACTGACCGTCCGTATTACGGGGCTGGATGATGACTTGCAGCTCATTACCAAATCGTTCCATGTTGGAGACGATGGCCTGGTAATTGGAGAGACAGACAATCCAATAAAGCTAAGGCTGGATAACGACACACTCCAATTTCTCCGGGACAATGTGGCGGAACTGGAAATCACAGCGGATGGTGTAGTAGCTAAGCGCCTTACGGTGTCCACTATTATGATCGGTGAAGTGCTTATACAGGCAGACGATAATGGCGATGTAATTATAGCGTAGCGAGGGATGTAACAATGAGTGTAAATCAGACTCTAACACTGGAACAGATAGGCCAAAGCATAACCAATAATACCTCAAAAGTTCGCATAAAGTGGACATCACAGCAGACCGGCTCCAGCTATAACAACGCCCCCGGTGACAAGGCGTATTACTACATCACCATTAATGGCGGCACAAGGACAGAGCACACAGTGGCGTTTACGCTGCCGCAAAATACCACCAAGACCATCTTAGACACCACCCTCACCGTTAACCACAAAGCGGACGGTACCGGCAGCATCAAGGTGGAGACGTGGATGGACACGGAGATCAGCGCGGGCGTAATCACGCAGACCAAGACGCTGACGCTGGACACCATCCCACGCGCATCTGCTGTATCAGCGCCCAGCACGGGCACACTCGGTACGGCCCTTAAAATCACAATTGACCGCAAGAGCGCAAACTTTACTGACAAACTCTATTACAAGATCGGCCGCAATAGCGCTGTGCAGATCACGGAATATGATGGCACAGCGGGAACTTACTCCTGGACACCGCCTGTTAGCCTTGCCATTAACGCGCCCAACAGCACAAAACTGGCCGTGACACTTATTGCCAACACCTACAACGGCACCGCTTATGTGGGCCGCTCGGAGTGTACGGTGACGCTGGCAATCCCGTCAAGCGTGGTGCCAACGCTGACAGTGTCCGTAACTGACCCAACGGGCAACAAAACAAAATATACCGGGTATTTCCTGCAGCTGCTCAGTAAAATCACAGTTAAAATCACTGGCGCTGGCGCGCAGGGCAGCACCATCAAATCTCACAGCATTAAGGTGGGCTGGTCGGCTGGCTCCGGCACACTGTATACCGCATCTGCGGCGACCGGCACAACGGGGCTTTTACCTTACCACGGCACTGTGTATGTCACATGCGCGGTAACAGATAGTCGGGGGCGCACGGCTACAACATCAATTGATTATACCGTTAAGCCCTACAGCGTTCCCACCATCTCGAATATCTTGGCCACCCGCTGCACGCAAAATGGCACAGCGAGCCGCACGGGAGAGTACGGTAAAGTCACCTTTACCGCCGCCATTACCCCGCTATCTAACAAAAACACGGCGGCTTACACGGTGCAGTATCGAGAATATGGTGACACGGGATTATGGACGGAGGTAACGCCGACGATACCGGAGGCCGATAAGTATGCCCCCAAAAACATCACCACTATTTTCCCAGCCGATACAAATAAGCGCTACACAGTGCGTGTGGTGGCAACGGATGCTTTTAGCACCAGCAATTCCAGCATGCGGGACATTTCAGCGTCCTTTGTGCTGCAGCACTTAGCAAAATCAAAATCATCCGTTGGGATTGGCCGACTGTGCGATGACGATAAAACCAAGGCATTCCAGGTGGGGCTGGATGCCTACTTTGACAAGTCAATCTATGCGGATCGGTTTGTCTACATGGGCGGATACAAAAAATCAGACACGGAAAAAGACATCTATTTTCAAACCACGGACGGAGCCGCAAATCCGCACAATGTGGGCGTATACGGCGGCAACGGGGGATCCACAGCAGCTTGGGGCGTTTACGACGCCCAAAACAGCCGCAGCGTGATTCGTTACGACGATGTGGCAGGAACGCTGACGCTGCTGGGCCTGGGGCCTACCAATCTGACGATTGGCGCGTTCGGGTCGAATTTAAAGAGCTTCAGCGGCACGGCCAGGCACTCCGCTATGTTGGGGCTCGGCATCCTGAGGGTGTCGGGAGAAACCAACGTTGCGCTAACGGCGGATACGACATACGACATTGCCAGTATTACCGACCACAATCCAACGGCCACTTACCCTCTGAGCGTGTACTGCCAAAAGTCATTAGATGCGAGGCTGACCACCTCCGGCATCATACAGATACGGCCCAAAGAGTCTATAGCCGCCGGGTACTACATCTACATCGCCGGAATATGGATTGCAAGCTAAGGAGGTGCGCTGTATGGATCCTCTGTGGCTGCTAATAATTGTCCCTGCATCATCGTGTATAGGATTTGTGATTGCCGCTCTGCTGGCGGCAGGAAAGGATAGCAAATGACCGAAGCAATCATCGTGGCGCTGATTACCGGCGGCCTGTCGCTGTTGGGGGTACTTATCACCAGCAGCAAAACCGCTCGAGACGTGCAGGCCAAGCTGGATACGCATCAAGCCGTCACCGACACTAAGCTGGAGGAGCTGACCCGGGAAGTTCGGGAGCACAGGTTTTGGGTGTACAAACACATATTCCCAAACGGGAAAGCTTATTTTGGGATTACATCTCAGTATCCGTGCGTCAGATGGAAAAACGGGAAGGGATATTCTGACAACAAAATTTTCACAAGAGCACTAAAAAAATATGGATGGGACAATGTAAGGCACGAAATTATAGATTGCTTCCTAACAAAAGACGAAGCTTGCAGACAAGAAATTGCTCTTATAAGTTTGCACAAAAGCAATGCACCGGATTATGGGTATAACCAATCTTCCGGTGGCGAGCACGGCGGAACCGGCGTAAAGGTAAGTGAAGAAACACGCCGAAAAAAATCAGTTTCAATGATGGGTAAAAATGTAAGTATAAACATTGGCGGCAACAGCGCAAAAGCGAGACCCGTAAAACAATTTACAAAAGACGGGAAGTTTGTGGCCGAATATAAGGCAACAACTGAGGCGCAACGAAAGACCGGTGTAAATTATACAGGAATTGTAAAATGCTGCACTTTTAACCAGCTCACAGCGGGAGGGTATATATGGCTTTATGCGTGGGATGGCGCCCGACTCAGTGAAAAAGTGGAATCTTGCAATAGTCCGAAACTCGTCTCTGCCAAATCCAACAAAAAGAGAAGCGAGTCCATGAAAAAATATTGGGCGAACAAGGAGTAATTACATGAGCGAAACTATTATTGTTGCAGTTATCTCCCTCATGGGGACTTTGGCGGGGTCGTATTGGGCAAACAAAAAAAACACCGCCCTCATTGCATATCGCTTGGAGCAGCTTGAATCGAAAGTAAACAAACACAATTCTGTTATTGAGCGAACCTATAACTTAGAAACAGAACAATCTGTTATTAAGGAGCAGATCAAGGTCGCAAATCATCGTATTGAAGATTTGGAACATATCACCAACAAATAAATGTGGATTGTGCCCGATTCGGGCACAGAAAGGAGCAAACCATGAAAATCCCTGACAAGCTGTATGACATTCTCAAGTGGGTGGTCATCATCGTCCTGCCGGCCATTGCCACGCTGTACGCGGCCCTGTCCGCCGTGTGGGCCTGGCCCTACTCGGAGGAGATCGTCACCACCATCACCGCCGTGGACACCTTCCTTGGCGCTGTGCTGTGCATCTCCACGGCCACTTACAACAAAGGGGGCAGCGGCAATGAGTAATTCCAGCCTGGTATCTTACACCAAACTCTCCCCTAACTGCGACCATCCACGGAACCACGCTATTGACAAGATCACCATCCACCACATGGCCGGTGATCTGTCTGTGGAGACCTGCGGCAATCTCTTTGCCAACCCCAACCGCGAAGCCAGCGCCAACTATGGCATCGGCTCCGATGGCCGGGTGGCCCTCTATGTGGACGAGGGAGATCGTGCATGGGCCTCTGCGTCTCCCAGCAACGACAACCGCGCCGTGAATATCGAGGTTGCCAACTGCGCCACCGGCGGCGACTGGCCCGTGTCCGATGCGGCTTATAGCAAGCTGATTGACCTGTGCGTGGACATCTGCCAGCGCAACGGCATCAAGGCCCTTAACTACACCGGGGATGCAGACGGCAACCTGACCGAGCACCGTATGTTTACGGCTACGGCTTGTCCCGGGCCCTACCTGCACAAGCGCATGGGCCGCATTGCCGCAGAGGTCAATAGCCGTCTATCTGCCCAGCCTGCTAAGTCCGTGGACGAGCTTGCCCGGGAGGTGATCCGCGGTGAGTGGGGCAATGGCTCCGACCGCCGCCAGCGCCTGGAGGCAGAGGGGTACGACTATGATGCCGTGCAGGATCGCGTGAATGAGCTGCTGAACAGCAAGGAAGAGCCTGAGCAGCCGGGCAAGCCCGCCACGCTGAACGTGCATGTCGGCGAGATTGTGGACTTCATGGGAGGCAAGCACTATACGAGCGCAAATGCCACATCCGGCACTGAAGTCAAGGCATCCAAGGCAAAAGTGACGGCAAAAAGCAGCGGCAAGCATCCGATCCATCTCCGCGCTGTTAATGACAAAGGCGCGTACATTAGCGGCGTGTATGGCTGGGTTGATCTCAGCACCATCACCACTGGTAGCGTTGTGAAAAAGTCAGTTAACGAGATTGCCCTGGAAGTTATTGCCGGCAAATGGGGCAACGGTGCTGAGCGTCGCTGCAAGCTCGAATCCGCTGGATACGACTACGCTGCTGTCCAGAAGAGAGTGAACGAACTGCCCATCTGAGCGGCTGAAGGATGCCGGGTTTGATGGGTATATCCGGTAACGGTAAACACCTGGAGGGCGCAGAGGACATCGCTACGCCGGCCTCACGCCCGTGCATAAGCATCCGCACCTCCACGGCTATTTGTTTTGTGTATGAACAGAAACCACAAGGCCGTAAGGGATTTTCTGTCAAATCTGCCGCCGAAACGAGCCGTTGCTTTTGTTGATTCTTTTTTGCTTCCTGACAATGAAGCGATGGTGGTCATAGAATGCGATGTGCGCCGCAAAAGTTGCGTACAGGTATCTATGGAGCGGAATATGTCCGTTGAAACCGTAAAGCGGCACAGATGCAGAGCGTATCATAAAATTGCACAGGAACTATTTATCCCCCTGCCTTAAACGGCGGGGGGATTTTTGCTTTTTTTGACACTTTTCAGGCACTTTCGGGTGCCTGTTTTTTTGTACCATAAAAGCAGAAAGAAGGTGGCAAAATGTACGAACGGCTTATAGCTTGCGGTTACACGGAGCAAATGGCAAGGGATATTTTGACCTTGTTCCCAGACCCGGAAGAATTGCGGATATACGTATATTTTGCCGAACTGTTCCGTGAAGAAAGGACGGTATGTTGATGGCATTTAATCCTTACTATCAGAATCCATATCAGCCAATGGGATATAACGGCCAGTACGGCAATTATGCCCCTCAGAACGCCGCAGGATCCTCGCAAGCGTTTGTGTGCCAAATTACAAGGGTAAACGGCAGAAACGGCGCAGAGGCTTTCAGAATGGCCCCAAACAGCTCCATTCTGCTGATGGACGAGAATGACCCTATCGTGTGGATGAAACAGACGGACGGCGCGGGGTATGCAACGGTAACGCCTTACACGGTTTCTCCGTATCAGGCTACCCCGCCTGTGGATGTAAGCAGTCTGGAAGAACGCGTAAAGAGATTGGAGGACACAATCAATGGCAAATCCAATGATGCAAATGCTGATGGGAAACGGAAGTCGAAAGCCGAATAACCCCCTTGCGATGGTGGCGGAGTTCCGAAGATTTGCTGCCGGCATGACCCCGCAAAAAGCACAGCAGGAAATCGAGCGGTTACTAACTTCTGGGCAAATGAGCAAAGAGCAGTTTGCTGATTTGCAGAAACAAGCAAAGGACTTTATGCAATTCCTGAAATAGGCCGGGTCGACACGGTTTATTTATAAAAATTTATGAAAGGAGTTTTCCACATGGAGAACGGTATGTCTCTTAGCGATATCGCCGCTGTGACGCGCGGTACAAACGAAGAAAACGGCTGGGGCTCCGGCTGGTTCCTTATCGTTGTTCTGTTCCTGTTCATGTTTGGTTTTGGCGGCAACGGATGGAATCGTCAGGGTGAGTTCGGGCAGTTCGCCACCGCTGCCAGCCAGCAGGAGATTCTGTTCGGCCAGCAGTTCGGCCAGATCAACGACCGCCTTACCAACATCGGTAACGGTATCTGCAATCTCGGGTACGAAATGCAGGGCGGCATCGGGCAGTTGGGCAAGGAGATGGCTTTGGCGCAGAACGGCACCAACATGACCATCATGCAGACAGGCAACAGCATCCAGAGCCAGATGGCGCAGTGCTGCTGCGACACACAGCGGGCCATTGATGGCGTAAACGCCAACATCGAGGCCAAGTTTGCGGCGCTGGAGAAGTCCCAGCTTGAACATCGCATTGCGGAGCAGTCCGCCCGCATTGCCAGCCTTGAGATGGATAACCGGATGTATGGTGTGGTGCGCTATCCCAACGGCTACACTTACAACGCCGGTAATTCCCCCTTCTGCGGCTGCAACAGCTGCTGCGGCGCAAACCTCTGACACAGAACGATAGGCCCCTTTTGGCCGGGTTATGGGCGGGGCTAATGTCCCGCCCTTTTAATTTAGAAAGGAGATTTTACAATGTCTTGCAAATCTGCGATTTACACTGCTATGCAGACCCCCACGGAGGTTGCCGTAAATGGTGTTATCCCTCTGGGCAGTCTTATCCGCCGCTATGGATGTGATATTTCTTTGAACGGAAACGCCGTCAATATCGTTGGCAAAGGGTATAAAGGATATTATGATGTCGATGTGTCCATCACTGTATCCCCCACGGCGGCAGGGACGGTCACTGCAACGCTCATCAAGGACGGCGTGGTTGTTCCCGGTGCGACAGCTTCCGCAAATGCTGCGGCTGGCGCGCCTGTTACGCTGGCATTTCCCGCTCTTGTGCGTCAGGCGTGTTGCGCATCCGGCTCTGCGCTGTCGCTGGTACTGACTGGCGCGGCATCCACAGTTAGTAATGTTGCCCTCCGGGTACAGCGCATCTGATGGAGGTGCGGGATGAAAGTTATTGAGAAATTGGAAAATTTTATCGATAGCGAGATCCACGATGCAGAAGTATATGCAAAGTGCGCCTTAAAATACAAGGAATCCGACCCCACGCTTGCGAAACTGTTTTACGATTTGTCCACGGAAGAAATGCGGCACATGGATTTGCTACATGGAGAAGTTGTCCGTCAGATTGAGCAGTATCGCAAGGCAAAGGGTGAACCGCCCGCCTCCATGCAGGCTATCTATGATTATCTGCACGAGAAGCAAATCGACAAAGCAAAGGATGTAAAGAGCTGCCAAAGCATGTATCGCAATGGGTAAATATCGCCCGAAAAGTGATAGTAATTTGATAGTAACCCAAACGATACGGCGCGGTATAGTGTAACATTTTCGCAAGAAAAACACCAATAAATACCGTGCTATACCGCTTTATTGCAACAATATACTGCTCTTTTCGAACTGGCTTACGCCTTTTAAGCAGGGTGTCCGGGGTTCGAATCCCCGACGGGGCACCAA